CCGGCGATCTGTGTATTGCCGCTACCGCCGGATGTCGTGCCACGCACAACATAACCATTGGCATCGGGATTTACGGGGTCGCCAAAGTAGATAGCATTTGCGTCATAGGCGATCTTGACGGCGACCTGTTCATAGGTCGGCGCAGAGCCATTGCCGCTGTATTGCTGGAAACCGTTATACGAACCGGGATCGGTATTCGCCATGACGGATTCTCCCTTTTACAGGAGGCTCATCATCGCGCGCCGGGGCGATATGTTAGCCGGGGAAGTTAATGCCTCACGCCGGGGAGGCTCGGGCCTTTAATTCGGCTTGCGCGCATTATCTATAAACATTGCATAAAAGTAAAGAGGGGCCTTGACAGCCCCTCTAAACTGGTGCCGACGGAGAGAATCGAACTCCCGGCCTACGGGTTACAAATCCGTTGCTCTACCGACTGAGCTACGTCGGCGATAGAATCACTTCTCCGGTATTGGCATAGCCTCATAAGACTTTTTAATCTGAGGCCTAACGCGAGAATCTTCTCGGGTCATCGTGCCCTCAGGCGTTCCAGCGATTTGAGCTTCCTTATGCTTCACTTGCATGCGCGCCTTGCGCAATTCGGCTGTGCGCCGCTCATCAACGATCTCGGTCGGGCACTGCATAAGGATCATGCCCTTGCGAAGAATTGTCTGGCTTGTCGTGTTATTCGGCATCATCCAGGGATGACGAGAAGACGGGACAGGCTCCCAGCCAGAACGCGCAAGCTGGATCTGATAGGCAGGATCTTCCTGACCATAGATCGTGTGGCGCTTCCATTCATACGTCCAGCCGTCAGGGATCTCATCCATAGGGATATAAAAATCATCCTGACCTTCTACGATGTCGCCAAGATGGCTGCGAAGTTCCGCAGCGCGACGCGCAGCAGCTGAGCGCGAATCTTCTTCCCGCATAGCCGGGCGCAGGGGCTCGCCGGTGACGATCACTTCTTCCGGCGCTTCTTCTTTCACAGTGCGCGCAGTCTTTGCGGCTGCAGCAAACTTTCCGACACGTCGTCCTGTATTGATAGGTTCCATTTTCAATCCTTAATGACCGTAACGGCCTTCTTTCTGGAGAAGAGATTTGTTCTTCGCGTATTCTTCAGGCGTCATGCCAAGAGCAGAGGCTGTTTCAGCTTCAGCCGCCGTCAACCGCATAACATTAGATCGAGTTGTTCCACGCGACACCGGAGCAGGTGAAGGTTGAACTGATCGACGAGGCGCTGCAGCAGACATAGGATTAGATGCAGAAGTTTTACTATCTGTTTCGTCCATATTTTTGCGAATGCCGAGACGCTGCTCAATATATTCGAAATACTCATCCGAATCAGGAGCAAGACCATCATCAATTGCGTCTTCATGAGCGCGAAACATCTTTCGGACTTCTTTCTCGCCCTTTAAATGATCGCGTGCATCGCGCAGCCAAGCCGCGGAACGCGGAGACACCTGAGAAGCAATTTGATCGACAAGATCTCCTTGCGGAACGGGCGATTGAGCCTGCCTCTCAGCCGTCTCTTTCTGCTCTTTCATAGCCTTCTTGCCTTTTTTCAATTCGGCAAGTTGCTGTTCATTTAGATTTAAGGCTGATTGAACTTCTGCAGCCCGAGCAAAATCCTGAACACTCATCGCTTCAGCATAAGCAGACTTCAATTGCTCCTTGCGACCCTTAACTGTCTCAATAGCATTGACGACAAGCTGATAATCAGAGTCGGTTTTTTCTACTTTTGCCTTCTGAGCATGTTGATAAGCTTCTTGAGCGCGCCTTTCAGCTTCTACTCTTGCCTGTTTCTCGCGCTCTAGATTCTTTTTAAGCTCAGAAATGCCTTCTTCAGGCTGAATTTCATCTTTTTCAGCTTTTTTTGCTGTTTTTTCCGGTTTTTCGTCAACAATCTCGACTACCGGAGCGGTGTCATCCTGATTTTTTGCATCTTCAAGGACAACATCAATACCATTATCATCATCAGCCATAGATTTTCTCCTTACCAGGCAGCGTCAGGCGTCGGGATGCGCATTTTCACCTGCGTATCGGACAACATGCGGCACAAAACGCCATTTACATTGACGCTCCAGCCATCAGAAGGGCGGAAAACGAGCCAGTCATGCAGCGCAAAACTGGCATTGTTAAACCATTGCCCGTTGTCGTCTTGGAATGCAGCCGGCCCCATGCCGACAAGCAACCCAACCTTACCTTGAAATCGATCTTCCTGAACGGTGCCATCGGTTAAGATGATACCGCTCTTGGTTTTGTTTGGCCTGACATACACAGCAACCAAAACTTGATTGTTGAATATCTCAATTCCAGAAAGATCACCCAGCTCTTCAAGCAGCTTTTCTTTCGGATCTACATCATGTTCCATAATCATAGGCGGCATTTGTTTTCCTTCCTTACCGATACTTATCCGCCAAGATCCGATCGGCTTCATCCATCAGATCAATAACGGACTTCAAGCCAGCGATCTTGCCGGCGAGATGCTTATATTCTTCGATTGATTCGACGTATCCGTTAGCCATTGGCTCTAATAGTCTTTCAATCTCAATCTGAACAAGCTTCTTGAGCTCGTTTTGATATGCTTGCACTGTTGTAAGCGCCATATGTCCAGCCCTTCCTACTGGCCTTCCTTATGTAATGTGAGGCCGCCCAATAAGGAAGGGGCATTGGGCGGCCTCTATCACAGCAATTACTTGCCGCGACCCTTTTTCGCTATCGCGATGTCTTCTTTCTGCAAGCGGCCTTCACCAGAACCAGAACCAGCTGTCATGTCTTTATATGACTTGGCAATCTTGCTGATTCGACCGCCAGCCTTGCGGGCCGGAGCGTCTTTGTGAAGCTTTGCAATGTCAGTTTTCTGCAGACGACCTTCGGCGCTCGCAGCGCCGGCCTCCATGTCCTTATAGGACTTGGCGACCTTTGTGATTCGTCCGCCAGCTTTGCGGCCAGGGATAAGACCCGGAGCAGCCATCGGAGGACCACCAGCGCCCATCGGCGGCATAGCGGGAGCGCCAGCGCCAATAGCGGCTTGAGACATGTCAGGCGGGATAGCCGGAGCACCCGTCGGAATAGCATCAGCAGCAGGACGGCGCATAGGAGCTCTATGGCCGGCGTTGATGTTGATAACAATGTCGGTCTTGCTGCCCTTCTTAGAGGACTTTTTTGTCGCGCCTTTCAGCGCGTTGATCAAACCGCCAGTCGCGCGGCCTGCGCGGCCACCCTTCTTGTAGTTCTGCGACTTTCCGAACTCAGTCTCATTAGACGGGAGCGTGCTGCCGGATCCCCCCTTGGCTATGTCGCTCAGAGCCTCTTTGTCGCTGCTTGAATATGACGACGTGCGGCCCTTACCGACGCCGCTCAGATCGCTGCCGGACTTCGGCTTACCAACCATCTTTTCGAGCCAGCTGCCACCGCCGCCTTCTTTCTTCGTGCGGCCACCTTTTTTAAAGGAGCCAGAAGCCGGAAGAGCGTCATTGCTGCGAAGAGCGCGGTTAAGCGCGCCGCGGTCTTCTTGCGAGTAGTTCGATGTCTGACCCTTGCCGACGTCGCGAATCTCGCGTTCGCGCTTCTCGCGCTCACCGCCACCGATCGTTTTCTGAAGCCAGCTACCACCACCTTCGGCCTTCTTTACCTTGCCGCCTTTTTTATAGCCGGGGATAAACCGGCCAGACTGCATCGGAACTTCGGCGCCAGAGATTGTCTGATCAATGTAGGGATAACGCTCTTGAAGAGCGTATTCATTTGTCAGCTGCGGACTCTCTACTTCAACGCGAGGGCGCGGACGCGCAACGGGACGAGGACGACGCACCGGCGCAGCAGCGCGAGCCGGAGCCGCGTCAGAGGCTGTGATAGGCGTATCCTGGGGTAGCCACGTCGAGCCATCAATATAACCGCGGCCAGCAAGCGCATTGGCGATCGTGCCGAGAATGCCGCCATCAGCCTTTTTTGCGCGACCCCCCGTGTTGTAATGACCGGCAGCGCCGCGCTTCGGCGACGGGTCGATAGCGCCCAGCGCCTTTTTGTCCTTGATGCCGGCGTCTTTCACCACGCCGCCGCTCTTGAACGCGCCGCGTTTCAGATCCTTGCCGATGGCGGCCTTCGTGTCGCGGGCGGCATTTGATTCGCCGATGCCCTTGCTCGAGGGCTTCATAATCGGACGAGCGCCGGTCTTCACCTCGGCGCGCAGCAGCGGGGCCGGCGTCCAATCGCTCGAATCAACTTTCTGATCTTTTTCGCCGGCGAGCGACCGGGCTTTCGCCTTCATCTTCTCGCGGGCTGTCTTCGCCATTTGATACATTTTTAAAACTCCAGCCGGAATTTACGGGCGTCCCCGTTGCCGCGTTATCGCGGATATTGGGATAATACCTTAAAAGCGCGCTTTAAGACAGAGCCGCCCGTTTCATAGGCTGGGAGGCCTTTGAGGATAGCGGCGCGCAGCTTTGGCGTGATTTCAAGCGAGTGGACTTTCTTATATTCACCGTCTTCAGGATCATCTTCACCCGGCACATAAATCTTGTGACCGTATAGTTGCACTTTCGCTTCAGGATCCAATTTACTCACAAGCTTCTGCAAGCGATTTGGGATCACGCGGTCATAAAAATCGCGCATGCCTTTTTGCGGGACAGCAAGCTGGCCGCCAATAAGCGAATGGACCTTTTCACCTACAACATTTGGCTGAGTATTTTCCAAAAGCGGACGCGACAACAATTTATCCGCAAGCTCCTTGCCGATAAAAGAATGCAGTGCTTCAGGATAAATGTGCTGATCTATGTCGTCGATATTAGCCTTACCTTTTGCGTAAAGATGCTTTGTGTCAGGTGAGTAATGAATTTGCGAGAAAGATTTGTCGAGACCGTAGCGATCCGCCTGCTCTTCTCCCGGCGTCCATGTCAGCTTCTTATATTTTCCCTTTGCAGCTTCAAGAAGCGCACGTTTCAGGCCTAAATCAGTCCAGCCTTCAGTCGACCCAATGTGTGGAGCGTCAGGGACACTTTCACCATCGCGTTTTTCTTGCCCCCAATCGCTTTGAAGTTCTTCCATGTGCAATGCTTCAGGATCGCCAAATCCATAAACGCCCCGATCCGCCATACGCAAATGAGCGACGACGTTTTTAACCGCAGGGCGATCTTGGCGAAGCCCCCAATGTCCAGATTGATGGTCATCTGTTTTTTTCAATTCGAACAACCGTTTTTTTAGCTCTGCATTTTGAGACGATAAATCTGCAAGGCTCGCTTCATGCTGCGCTAACTCATCTGGAGTAGGCTTTGCGATTCCTCTAATCACGGGATACATTTTTTGGATTATAAGGTTTGATTTTTTGAAATTTTTATTAAGTTCATCTTCTATATTTTGGCGTTCTTCAGCGTTCTGATCTGCAGGAAGATGCAAAAGAACTTCGCGATAATTTTGACCGCCGGGAGTAGAATATTTTTCATAGACAGGGCTTACATTCGTATTCCGTTTAGTCTTCGAATCATATCCGTAAACCGTTTCTTGAATCTGTGGGAGGTTCGTTTGTAGATGCTGCGCAACTTGCGCCGGATCCACGCTCTTCTGCCCACCAAAAGCGTCTCGAACGCCTGACCAATCAAGCTCCTCGCCTTTGACATTCGGCGATCCTTTCAGCTTGTTGATGATCTGATCGATCGGAGCGCGCTGAGGTATTTTGCTGGCCGCCTCAGCCGCGGCGCTGTAAAAACCCATCGGCGTCAGATTGCGCGCGACGTCTACTGCGTTTTGCGCGCTATCAACGGGGCCGCCATCTGCCTTGCGATAGTCGACTACCGGAACCTTCGAAATGCCGAGAGCTTTCGCCGCGTTCGCTCTGTGACGACCGTCTTGATGTCCGCCTTCATACAATTTAAGCGGACCAAGAGGATCGCGAGACTTAATGTGACGTTCAAAAGAATTAATGATGTGGCGATCACCCTTTCCGATGTGGAGCGGGTCCGACTCATTCAAGAACTCCTGCGGCGATAGATGCTTTAGGCTTGCCTTACCAGCATTGATGTCTTCTTTGATCTCTGTCGGCATTGCGACAGGATATGTGCGACCGCCATCTTCGCGAGACAGCGGACGCGCAACGGGGGCAGCTGCATAAGACCATAGGATCAAGCGGCGAGCGAGATCGTCAGGATCTGTTGTGAACTCTGGCGTATAGATCGCGCCGCCGTAAGCTTTGGCAGGCTTCTTTTCTTTTGACTTAACGCGATAGAGCTCGCCTTTCTTGATCAGCTCCATCGCATTCTTGGCGGCGTCAGCATAATCTGCCGGCTGCGCGCGCTCCGGCGCGACACCAAGCTTGCCAAACAACTCCTTCTCATGAAACCAAAGAGCCGCCTGGATATCGGCGATGCTAATATTGAGGCCGTATTTTTTCTTCAGCGTCTTCTGCGCTTCTTCAACAGTATTCTGCTGGAACTCGCGCTCTTTGTCACCGCGCGGCGCGGCGACAGGAAGATCTCGGTTCTCCATCCAGTTCTTCGCGCGACGACGCGCATCAGACTTATCTTTGAAGCCGCCGCCTTTGTATTGCTCATACAGATTCTCGGCGAGCACCTGCATTTTTTCTGGGTCATTTACAAGATTATTAAAATCATCGTGCGACATGTCTTTCATGTCATTGCCAAACATCCAAGGCTTTACATTTCCAGACGCATCACGCTGATACTGTCCTTCTGTTGTCTTGCCAGCATATTGCTCATGCGGGAGACCGTTGTGATGCAGGAACTCAGCTTTGATGGCGTCTTTAAAATCTTGATACTGCTTCTGCTCAGCCAGAGGCGTGTGAATGAAGTTGTGGCCCAGCAAACGATTCCATGTGCGGCTGAACCAAAGATCGGCTGTCAGCGTCGAGTAATCGCCATGCAGGTTATTGATGAACGATCCAATCTTCGGGCCAAACACCATCCAGCCCGTGACCTTCTGATCACCAGCTCCCTGCATCCTTAACTGATCCTGGCCAGGAACGCTCAAAGAAGGATCAGTGCGCAGAATCTTGTTCCACTCACTGACGCTCTTCTTTTGATTAAAAAGATCACGCATGCGATCGAAGCCATTTTGGTCCAGCAAATGATGAAGCTTCATCAGATTGCCTTCGATGGCTTTCGTCTGCGCTCCAAAGCCGCCGCTCAGATCTTTCACCGCTTCAGGAATAGATTTGCCCTGATTGCGCAGCTTGTCATACATGCGCGCCGCAAAGACAGAATTAGAATGCACGTCATTGCCCTGCGACGTAATGCCGAGGATGGCGTCAAAAAGCATTTCCTTGTCTTTGTCTGTCTTTAGCTCGGGAAAGATCGAATGATACATATCCTTGGCTTTTTTCAGCGCAGCATCATACCAACCGACAGCGGACTTATCCGAGTTGTCGACGTGATACTTCACCTCGTCAGCAATATCGCTGGCAATGCTCTTCTTCGCTTTGTCGCTGAAATCACCGGGATCGATCTGTCCCTTTTCGGCTGCACGGTTCTGCAGCGCGTAAAGAACGTCATTTACCGTTGCATTACCGCGCGCACCTGTCGGGCGCACATCAAGATCTTCTTCACCGCTCATAAGGGGGACCGTTGTGCGATCCCCCTTTGATTTCGGATAAAGCGCTTCGCGAACCTTATCCTGTTCGTCTTGCGTCAGGCCGAATGTTTCGGCGAGTCGCTCTGGTGAGAGCCGGTAGCCTTCGCCGGCGACCGCTTTGGCGTATGGCGCAAGAACGTGATCGACGACCCTTCCGAATAAATCGGGTGATCTGGCGGCGCCGTCTTGAACCCCTTCGACTCCGCTAGTTGCTCCAAAGATTCTAGGGAGGTAGTCTTGTGCATTGATAAGCGAGCCTTGCGTGCGGGCATTATATCTCTCCTTCAGTCCATTCGAATCAGCAATGCGCCCGACCTTGTCGAGGAAGTCAGGATACTCTTCATCGCTGCCGAAGTGAAGAAATTTCGCAGCCTTCCCGTCTTTTGTGATCGTGTAATCTAAACCCTCTTTTTTGGCGGCCTCAGTCAGACCATCAATGTCATTTGTAGACAGCTTTTTGCCGTGACCAATGAGCGCAGCCAGCGTGCCTTCGTTTACATTAGGGTTGTGATCGGCTCGGACCACAGCGTCCTGCTGGAACCCGAAGCCAAGCAAGTGCGCCAGCTTGTCGGCGTGCTCCTGCTGCATATCAGGATGGCTGAGGATGAAAGACGGCTCCGCCTCGCCAAGCCACGTCCCGTGCGTCGGCGTGACCTGCAGAGGGCCTTTAAGGCCGACATGGTCTTCGACCAGCTTGCGGAAGCCAGGGCTCTTCAGGATGCGCTGTGTGTTCTCTGTGACCTTCTGCAGGCGCGGCTCGTTTTGGAGCGGATGCTGAACAGGCGGCGGAAGAGCGGTGCCGGCAATTGCCGGGGTAGCTGGCGAGAACTCAATGTCCGAAGTCGGCGTTTCGCCATGAGCGCCATAGCCCTCATACTCTGGCTGATCGTAAGAAACTCCGCGCTCTTGTAGAACGCGGGGACCGCTTCCCTTGCCGGGACGCGGCGATACAATGACGCCTGGGGCGTTCTCGGTGGCGAATGTGCTGGCGAGTTTTGGAGACTGGACGCGACCTTCAAAACCTCTACCCGTAAGGGCAGCAGGATTAACCGGCGGGACAGCATGCGGTTCAGCAGCAATAGAGCGAGCCGCGCTTAAAGCGCCGCCAATCGGATCCTCCGGCATGCCGCCGCCGGCCATCACCTGACGACCGACGTCGGGCAGATAGTGCGTCGGATAATCGTCCTCGAGAACGTGGCCGCCGCGCGCCATCGCCTTGCCTGCCGCCAATGGCGATGAGACTTGAAACGATGACGTCTGGTCTTTCAGGTGATCATTGATGATGTCGAGCGCGCGGTCGATTATGCTTCCCATCACTCAGTCTCCTGCTGGCCTTGCGCCTGCTGTAATGATCTGGCGATCTCTATCGCCTGTTGGCTCTGACGATCGGCGTCGCGATGCGACGAGTCTGTCATGCGATCCATGCGCCGATGATGCGCGTCGAGCACGCGATCCGCTTCGCGATGCTCTGAATCTTCGCGCAGCTTATGCACGTCGATGCCCATCTTCATCGCTTTGATCTCGACATCCTGGCGGCGCGTCTCGGCATCCATCATCTTTGCTTCTGCGTCGACGTTGCGATATTCACCGTCGCCGCCGGCGGCCTTCGACTGCGTCTCCATCATCTTTGCCTGCGCCAGCAGCTGCTTTGTCTGAGCGTCCATCATGCGCGCCTGACCGTCGACCTGCGCCTCCTGCACCGAAGCCTGCGCGACCATGCTCTTCGCGTCGGCTTCCTGTTTGAGGATCTGAATCTCGGCTATAGCCCTCTGAACCTCTGGCGGAACTTGATTGCGCTGCGCTTGCGGAACGATAAACTGTTCAGGATTGCTCCAGCCCATCGCCTTCATGCAAACGATGTCGATCTTTTCGCCATCATACATTCCAGGGTTAGCAGCCTGAAGCTGCTTTAATCCCATCACCTTCATTAGGCGCTGCGTCTGCGATGCAGTGTTAGGATCCGCCTGCGGAACAATGTCGTAATCGTTTAAAGCCTCGATGAACGTATGCTCATCCCATTGCTGCGTCGGCTTGTTGTTCTTGCCCCAGAAGCTTTCAGGATGTTCACGGAAACAACGCACCAGCAACTGAAACTCTTGCGCCTGCGCAACATGCATGCGCTTGTGAACGGCGTTCAGGATCTTTGTAGCTTGATCAATTAACGCAAGCGTTGTTCCAACCGGCGCGTCAGCGCGACCTTCGCCAACTTGCAGCTCGCTTGTCGTGCCAACGCGCTGTCCAGTCTCAACCATATTGGTGACGAGATTCATCAGCGCCATGCCGGGCTCTTTATACGGAAGCGGCATGATCGCTTGATTGATTGGCATGCCGCCCGTTTTCACAAGCGCCCCGCCGCCAGGAGGCACGCGGAAGATGTTTGTGTTTTGACGCGCGCCGGTGTCGGCCATCAAGAATCCTGGGAAGTTCGCATACATGCCAGCATCGAGCATTTCTCTCCATGCCGCAGTAACCGCGTTCGTGGTATTACCCAGAATATGAAGTAAACCGATATCGTAAAAACCCATACCAGGAACAAACTGATACTTGACGAAATTGACGCGAGCTTCAGGCAGCTCATCGCCTTCTTCTCCGGTCGGCTCATCGTAGTTCCTCACAATTGAGAGAATCTCCCGAGAGCTTTTGTCAATCGTTACACGATACGGGATCTCTAGCCCCGTTATTTTACCTTTATACTTGTGCTCAAAACCCTGAACATCGAGCTCGCAATAAACTTCATATATCTCGCGATCGCGATCATCAGGGTTAAGAGCGCCGACAGCAACACCTTGCTGGTCTGCCTTCTCACGTTTTACGGCATCTGCTTCTTCGAAGCCTGGCGTCCCAAGATCAACGTCGCGATAGACGCCAAGGATCTGAAGGCGTCGAACGGTGGATGGCTTGAGGTAGGCGCGATGCGTAATCCGCTTAGCTGTGCTGAGATCGGTCGCTGAGTTATTGACGATGAGATCATCAGCATCAACAGATTCGGAAACCGGGCGTCCTCTAAGCGGACAGAAATAGACTTTCTTGAAAGCCGTTCCGCCAAAGCCCAGCATGAA